TCATAGCCGCGCCTCCCTCTGCCGCCCGTCAAAAATCGCTGAAATTTGCTTGCAGATCGGGCAGCCGTCCTTGTTGGCGGCAGTGAGCAGCTTTCCGATCTCAACCATTCTGCGAGCATCCTCGCGAAAAATCCGCTCTCCCTGTGCGTTGTGTTCGTGATTTCGGAAAGCTCTGCGCTTGATGTTTGCAGCTTCGTCCTTTGCGATACTGCCCGAATTAAAGCCGTGATACAAGCCGCAAAGTGTAACCCAGAGCAGATAGTCCGACGTAAGCGCGCCATCGGGGAGCGGCTTGTTTTTCTTTGCGCATAAATCAATTTCTGCTGTGTCCATTTCTCTTCCTCCTTTTTTTATTGCTTCCCATTCCGATGTTGAAAAAATCAAGCTCGCCCTGAGTTTGTTTTAGCGAGAATACGTCGCGCGTACAATCCTTGTAAGGGCAAATGAAGCAGCTCTGTGGCGGTGTACATACAAAGTCGCATTTAAAAGCATCTACGCGCTTACGGACAGGAACAAGCCCATTTTGATCAAGAAAGCGATTTATTGTGCCACGGCAAACGCCGATAGCGTTTGCCATTGCATTTGCGGTCATAGTGGCGTAGTGAGCGAGGATATACTCCTTGTTTTCAGCGGTCAACATCAGACGTCTCCTGTACATCGTTATCAATGCGCTCAAGCCAGTCTACCGCATATCCGCCACTTTCTCCGGATAACTTAACGACCATAGTGCCGCAGCATTCCCACGGCTTAGACTCTACAACAAATACCTTACCTTTTTTTCTCAAAGGTACAGAGTACTTATCATTTAACATTACTTTGTCTCCAATGTTGAAATTTTTCATACGCAAACTCCTTGTTCTAAATTTTTGCAAAGCCTCATCGGCGGTGTATATGGGCTTCCTGTCCTCATTCATAAAAGCGGGGCGTCCAAAATGGAAGAGCGCGGCGCAATCCGGATTAAGGCATTTGAAATGAGTATCGCCATCGTTTGTATTTGTAAGCGCTACTGTGCCGCCGCAAAACGGACATTTATCATCATCTGCCTCGTCGCGCCGTGAAAAGCGTTCGGAGACATTTGGAGCATCGCAAAAAGTAATATAGGCATCGCAAGCAGGACTTGGAAAAAACTCGTCGTGGTGATATAGCATCGCAATACTCCATGCAAACTTCCCGATTTCTTTCTCGCAGAACGGGCAGAGAGTACTAATACCCATTTTTGCACTTCCTTTCCGCCGAGCGCACATAGCGCTTGAGCGTTTCAATGATGCGCGACCCTTGCTCCTCGGACAACCCCTCGAAAAGATCGCCATTCGGCGGTGACTTAACGCCTAGCACCTTAAAGATCACTCCGGCAAGGCGCTCACGCGGGGAAGCTGTCGAGGGTACTTTATCAAGCTCCGCAAGCCTGTGAATAAGCCGAAAAGCGAGCCGGGTCTGCTCGCTTGAAATATTTGATTTTCCGGGCGGCTGAAGCTGCGATATTTGCAAATAGGTCTGCAGTTCTCGAATCACCGTTCGGGCTTCTGCCTCGGTCAGATTCCTGACCGAGGATTTACCCGTTTCGCGATAAACGATATCGTGCAGTCCGTCTTCATGGCTTCCCGATTTTACCAGTCCGCATACAGCCGCGAGGCTGTATATCTTTTTAGTCCTTTCCGCAGCCGCCATTTTATGCGCCTTTCCGCTTACGCGCTTTGAACGGCGGGAGTATCTTGCCCTGATACATCAAAGCTACATACTGCCCGTAAGAGATGCCGAGTTTATCGGCTTCGGCACTGATAGCTGCGAGTTTTTTCATAGTTCCGGGTAATTTAACTGTCATTTTCGCCATTCCTTTCCAGCCGCAATTTTGTCGTTTCCTCGACGGCGATCGCGGCGGTAATGCTTCGGATAATGCTATTGATCGTATCATCAGTAAGCGGCATACCCGCGAGCTGACAAACGCCCATCAGCTGACTCCACACTACTGCGTCGGCGAATAAATATGCGTAATCTTTAGCGTCGCTTTCGCTGAACCCGCCGACAGCCGCCAGAACGGCGCAGTCTTTTTCGTAGTTAACACCCTTGAGCTTTTTGCGGAGGGCTTTCTTTTCTTTTTCCCCGCAAGGGAGCTGGTCGAAAAACTCGCTGACAGTAATGCGGGTGAGGTCGCCGGTATATAGCGCGGCAAACATACGCTCGAGGGGTTTTGAAGCGATCTTGTAGTCCGTCTTAGTGTCTTCGTTGATAATGTCGCTGTACGCTTCACCAAAAATCTGCTTAAGGTACGCGGGAGAAACGACTGAAACGGAAACAGCCTCGGTGTATGTAACTTTGTTTCCCTGCGAATCGGCGTAGGATATGGACTTATCTTTGGTATCCTTGAGGTCGTCCGCACCCTGAACCAAAAGGACGGCTTCAATGGCTTTTTTGCGCTCCGTCATCTCCTTGATAGTCGCGGTAAGCGCCGCGAGTTCGGTGATGAGCTTCCTGTATTCCTGTGTCATCCTGCTACCGCCTTTCCAAGTTCTGTCGCGCAGTTCGGGCAAATCTCAATGCCTTTAAACTTTACGGCGGAGAGTTTGTCGCCGCAGAAGCGGCACTGTGCGACGTGTTTGCTGATGATTACCTTGCCGTCGACGACGTCAATGTCAACGGGCGTACCGCTGTCCATCCCCGCTTCAACGGCAAGCTCTTTTGGAATCGTGATGCCTCTTTTAGAGGTGAGCTTTTTGTGGAACATGATTAAACCTCCTTATATGATCCTCACTCTGCGTTATCGGGCTTGTGACCGTTGCCGTAGCAGCCGCATTAAGGCGGGAGCAGCGCTCCCGTATGTGTAATCACGAGGCTTTGAGGTCGGTGCTTTCATCGCGTTCCTCGTTGCTTTCCTCATCTTCTCCGAGCCGCCCTATAAAGTAGGCGGCGAGCATTACTGCAAGCGATGATAATTTAAAAATCACGAAAAACAAGGGATTGCTGTCGCACTCAACGCCGATGATCGCGAACATGGCAAGTATAAAAATCACCGAAGCTATTTTTTTACGCATATTTTATCCTCCTTAAAGGTTTCTTAAATCAACATTTTTTAGGTCGATACGCATTGATTTTGCCATTGCGGCAAGTCCCGCAAGATTATAGTTTTCGTTGTCATAGGCGTTCGCAAAAAGTCTTACCGCGCCGCGTATTCCCTCAGCTGACTGCGCGATTTTGTGCAGGAAGTGAATTTCCGGGGAGTCGGCGGGAAGCTGTGGAAACAGTAAGCACATATCTTCGGGTTTTACGTCGGTGGTCTGCAGGAATGGACGCTGCCAAGTACGATTGTTTACTTGTCGATATATTTCGCGCGTCTTGCCCTCTATGCGTTCGCGAATGCCGTTATTGCCCACCAGCGCGACACCGAGGGTCTGCCCATTACCGTCGAAATAGTCTGCAATACTGCGGAGCGTTTCTATCGCTTGGAAAACGAGGAGCTGCGCCTCGTCGACTACAATTACCATGCCGTCGTGGAGCTTGCCAACAATCGAAAACCAAAGGTCGTCGGTAGAACATATGAGCGGAATGTTGAGCTTCAGCGCGAGTAGTTTAAGCACGGCTTTTGAGGAGCGGTGACAAGGAGAAATCGTGATTACCACGGTATTCTCAGCATTGTCGGCGGCATATTTGCGAATGGCTTTAGTTTTGCCGATTCCCGCGTCGCCCGTAATCACAGCGAACCCGCCCTTGATGTGGCAGCTGCGTATTGTGGAGTAAACCTTTTTACTGGTTGATATGGGGGCGTAAGGTATCTCGGTGTATGTATCGGCAGCGGCTTCCTTTACCTCGAAGTATTTTGCAAGGATATCATATTGCTTCTGTACGTCGCCCTTGTACACACCCTTGCGGAGCTGAGAGATTATTGAAGCGGAAACGCCCGTTGCCACAGAGGCTTTATTGGCGCTGCCAAGCTCGGCGGCGAGATTATCGAATTTTTCAAGAAGTTCAGCATTTGTATAGCTCATGTTTATGTTCCTTTCCTTTTCAATGCGTTGGCATTCATGCGATCGAGGTCGATCGTGATTTCCTCGATATTTTCAAACGCTGGATTTTGTTCGCGGAATTTATCCGAAAGCACGGGGGTAAAGCTCGTAGGAAGCTCGATGTTGAAATTCGCCTTGCCTTTTTCCGCCCGGCTGATCGTGGCAGCAAGATAATCAATGCGCTGGTCGCCGGTAAGGCTGTCGGTAAGTCCGCGCCCATATTCTTTGACGAGTTTTTCGGCGCGCCGTCTTGATTTCTCGGCATCGGATATCGCTTCTTTATCGTTTGTGATATATGGAATAATCATATCGTCGCCGAGCGACCAAGTGAACATATATCGGTCGGTGTCGGCTTCGTATATACGCACGCTGGTGATGTCTGCCGGGTCGTAGCGAACGTAGACTTCTTCGCCGATGCGCAGCGCGGTATCTTCTGCTCGATACCACAGCTTTTCTCCTGCAATAGTGATATACACGCCGTTGCGGGATATCTTCTGCACGCGGCTTGTACGCGCAAGAAGTATGTCTAAATCACTTTCGGACGCCATGCGAAATTCGGTGCGTTTTATTGATTCGTTCCAAACCTCGAGCCTTGTCTTTCCTTGATATCGGCGTTCTTTTCCACCGTATTTATCGACGTTATAATCGCCGTCGATAAGCGTTGAAAAAATATCGCGAATCTGTTTATCTTCGGGGATAAGCCCCTTTTTTAGTTTATATTTGAGCGATTCGGGGCGTTCGAGAATCGTGCCGCCGCAGAATGTTTCGACAACGCGGGAAATGTGATTTTTTAGCGTTCCGAAAGTACGCTCGATCGGCTTCGCTTTTGCGTTGCGAACGAGAGCGTTGTGCATCTCGATTCCCATAGTGTCAAGGATCGTAGGCGGCAGTTTCTCTTTGTTCCAGTTGGCTTTCCGTCTGTGTCCTCGTCCGCCGATGTCGTGGACGAGAAACTCCGAACCGTTGTCGAAATATACCGAGCGAGGAACGCCGAAGCGGAGTATGGCGTGTCGGAGCGCGAGCAAGGTGGACTGTGACGACGGGTTATCGGTCAAATTCCAACCGACCATTACGCCCGATTTAGCGTCGATAAACGCGGTAAGGTATAGCCTGTGCTGCTTACCGCCCTCGCCTATCGTGATAAAGTCGAATGTGTGGTTGTCGGCGATCCATACGTCGTTGGCTTCGATATCTTCATAAAGTCGCTCGACATACGGCATATACTTATCACGCAGCGCCTTTTCTCCAAAACGAAAATACGCGATCACGGCTTGCGGCAGCTCTTCGGTCAGACGTCGGAAGGTACGTTCCGATGGCAGACTGCTCAGAAGCTCAGGATAGAACTCATCTGTCCACTCCTTAGTCAGTTCATAGCAGCGGGCGATCGGCAAGCGGCGCTCGTCGAGGTAGAAATACAAAAATCCGTTGCGGATCTCTTCGGGGATAGTGGTCTTGCCTTTGTTGCTGCCGCCGCGATTATCCACAAGCCCCTCAAGGTCGCCCGCTTCGTAGGCTTGCCATTTGCGATAAAGCGTTCGCGGGCTTATCACTAAGTTTGGATATTCATCGCGCGCCTTACGGCAAAACTCGCTGTCTAACTCCGTTTTTTTGCTCCCCGGAACGGAGCGGTATAGCTGCCATTCCTGCACCAAAGATGTCCAGAGGGCGATCTCGTGCCGTTGACTCTCCGAAAAGTCGGACATTGATTTTTTAGAGGCGGTGCGGCATGACTTAGGTTTTGGCTTCGGCGGCATTCCCGCGTTTGTCGCCTGTCGATTGTGGAGAAGCCAGCGTTCATGGTCGGTAAGCTCCGTGAGAGGAATCAGGTATTCTTTTTTATTGTTTCCGGGCGAATCTATCGACGGTATTGCTTTCAACTTGCCCTCAAGTGCTATTCGTTGTATATACTGTGAGCTGCAGCCTCTTATTTCGGCGAGCTCTGACGTTGTACAATAGTTCACTTTTTTTCTCACTTCCTATTGACAAAATGGGATTGCTCTGATATACTTTAATCAGAGCCTTTGGTATTGAGCACGTCAAGATATTCTTGGTATGTGTCCTTTACCTCTGTTAAAGCGGTTATCGATGTTGCAAGCATTTTAACCTTTAACATGGGCTCTATTTTTGTGTCCGAAATCAGGACATTGAGCAGCCGAACGTTATCGGTAATGTTCGCACAGATTGCGAGGTAAACAGCTGCGATTTCGTCGTAGTTCATTGATATCACTTCCTTTCGACCTGCCTCGTCAGTGCGGGTGGGTCACTTCCCGCAGACCGCCTTTCGGCGGTTTCGGCTAGTCCGCTTCGATCACGAAGCGACGCTGTTCATAATCAAAAGTACCTATCCAACAGCCATTTACATGAACGTTCCCGACCGTGGCGGTATCGTTATCGATTGTTACCGCGCCTTTCGGAAATCCGCCATTCGCGCGGAAGAACGCAAGTAATATGGCTTTTTTGTTTTTTAAAGACATCATGATATACTCCTTTCACAAAGCTCGTCTAACGAGCAGTTAAAGCAATCGGCGAGCGCGATTAGATTTTCAACGCTCGGGTTTTTCGTTCCTGATTCGTACTGCGACATTGCCGCGCGGCTTATGTTGAGCCGTTCGGAAACTTCTTTCTGAGTCAGGTTGCATTTTTCTCGCTGGTGTCTGATTCCTCTGCCGAGCATTGTTCTTCGCCTCCTTTTGCGCTGCATTTGGATAAATTGTGGAAAAGCCTTGTGGCAAGCTCGCCGCAGTTAAAGTAACTGCCCCAATGTACCCCGCAGCCGTCGCTGTCGAGATACCAAAACGCATAGGGCTGCGGACACTCCTTGTTAGGATTTACGCCGAGCACCATGCCGCCGCGTATATCCACGATCTTATAGTTCGCAACTACGTCTCCGATCTTAAGCATTGAGTGCCTCCTTTCCGCCGAGAATGTCGGCGATAAATTTTCTTGTTGTGCGGACGAAACCGTTGTAAAAGGTCTTTCCGCATATCTCCTGATTGATGTAGTAATTGCCGCTGGGATAACGTTTGATAAGCCAAACTTTGTTTGAGTTGTAGCGGTCGGGGATTCCGGTGATGTTCATGCGATTTATCCTCCGTGTAAAGATTGACAACCACTAAACGGCGTGATATAATAATTATGGATTATTGTGCCCGTGTGATTTGCTTACAGTTACATTATAGCCCATTCAAACGCACTTGTCAAGAGATTTTGTGCGTTTAAATGAGTTTTGTTAAATCTGCACATTTTGAAGGAGTATTTTTTATGTTTTATGATAATTTAAAACGTATATGTGACGAGAAAAACCTAAAAATAACACCCATTGTTGCGGAATGCGGCGGCGCTAAGGGATCTATTTCAAACTGGAAAAAAGGCGCTGCACCTAATAGTGATATTGTCGCAAAACTAGCAGTGCGTTTAAATGTAACAAGTGATGATTTAATATTTGGAGTATCAGACGGGGTAACGAAACGTGACGGGGTCTCTGCACCGCCTTTGTCTGATGATAAAAAAGAATTACTTAGCTATTACGATATGCTTCGGGAAATTGATAAAGGCAAAATTATCGGGGAAGCCAAAGCCCTTGCTGAACTGGAAGCGGCACAGGCTGCGAAGAATGCGATTAAAATCAAGCCTATCGAAGAGCCGCAAGACGACGAAGAAGAACCGCTATATCTGGATATGTACGATATGCCCGTAAGCGCGGGCAGAGGCGCGTGCATTGATTACGCGAAAGCCGAGACGATACAAGTCCCGAGAACGTATGAAACGGAACAGGCTAACTATATGGTGCGCATTTCGGGCGACAGCATGGAGCCTCGGTTCGAGGACGGGGACGTTGTTCTGGTTGAAACAACAACAGAGCTTCCGCAGGGCGGCATTGGCATTTTTGTGCTGAACAACGAGTCGTATATAAAACAGCTCGGCGACGGCTGCCTTGTATCTCTCAACCCGAAATATGCGCCGATACCGATAAACGAATATGACTCGTGCTGGCTAAAAGGGCGCGTTATAGGAGTGTTGGATATAAAGAAATAAAATGTGGCGGCTGCAGAAAGTTCTGCAGCCGCCGAAATTATTAAAAAAATATCCTCCCCTGCATATAAAAAGCAAGGGAGGATATCATTGTATAACGGAGCAATATGCGTTTCTTATTGATTTTTCAGTCCTAATCTGATCAGCCGCTTTATTTCAGTTTGTTTCGACTTGCCATCTATGGCTTCAAGAATATCCTTATCGGTATTTTTGTTCAGCTTTAGTCCAATAAACTGAGTATTAGCCTTATCATATTTTTCTTGCGGAGTGATTTTCTTGCCGTTTTCTTTGATAATATCAGCTCCTTTCTTGACAAAATCGTGCAAGCCGTGATATAATAACAAATGCAAGGCGGCAAGTCCGCCCCGCTTTGTTTTGTTGAGTGAAGCCTTATTCCTTAGGGAGTAGGGCTTCTATTTTTTTCTTTGCTTCGGCTTTATCCGAACTGTTTTCAAGTATTTCAAGAATGTACCTTATCAAGGTTTCCTTGACGTCCGCATACTGCTTATCTGTCATTTCGTCCATTTTTACTCCTTTCTCGGCTTGCCCCGTTATTAGTGGCTTTGTTCTTCCACTGTTATTATTATAACATAGGTTTAACCTATTGTCAATACTTTTTTTAAAAAAAGTTAAAAATTTTTATAAAATTTTTCCACCCTAAAAGTCCGCTGAAAATTCCCGTCCGAAACTCCCGCTGTACATTCCTTGATTTGTTTGATTGCCCTATGATAATATATATCTAAAGAAATATATTTTTAATGGTATATACCATTATAAAGCAAAAAACGGAAAGGATAACGATAATGGATTCGATTTTAAACGTCGTTTACAGCGGACTGCTGACGGTCGGGATAACGGTAGTGGGATTTTTCCTAAAACGCTGTTTTAACGACCTCGACAACAAGGCAAATAAAAGCGATACGCAAAAATGCGTGGAGGACATACGCGATTTCCGCAATCAGTTTGCATCCAAAGAAGAGGTGCGGGAAATCCGCACGCAGATGAGCGAGATGAAATCCTCTATTGATTTTCTGAAAGAGGAAACCGTCAGAAAATCGGACTTCGTGCGCGTAACAACGGAAATCAGCGCAAAAATAGACGACTTGGCGGCGTATTTAAGGGGGAAAATTTAAATGAACGCAATGGAAATGGCAAATCAGATACGACAGAAGCGATTTGTACTCAATAATGGGCGCGTGCTTCGGGCAATCAATGTGCTGCGCACGCAGTATGTAGGGCTTGCGGATTTACGGCTTGGACTTCCGTCGGATATCTCCGACAGCGAATATACCGACAGTATTAACTATCTCACCGAGATAGGATATATCAACATCAGACACCGCGAGACGAAAGAAAAGACCACCCTTGCCGACACGGAACTGATACACCTTGAGGCTAAGCTCTCAGGCGACGGTATCAAGTTCCTCGCGGGAAAGATAAACGACGAATGCGTGGGGCGGTGAAGGACATGAGCAACCGCAAGAGAAATCGTAAGCACAGCAAAATCGACAAGCTCCCGGCAGATTTAAAGTCAGCAGTCGACATGATGCTGCAGGGTGATTTTACATACGCCGAAGTTGCCGACTTTATCCGCGACAACGCGGGGATTGACATATCTGAAACGTCCGTGTGGCGGTACACTCAGGGGCTTAACGCTACGGTGCAGTCGCTCAGAATGGCGCAGGAAAATATGCGGATTATCTCTGAGGAGATGGATAAGCACCCGGATCTTGATGCTTCGGAGGCAATCGGACGGCTGCTGAGCCACCAGATGATCGCGGCGATACAGGATATGCCGCAGGAAAAATGGCAGGAAATCGACCCGGAAAAGCTGCTGGATAAATCCACCGCGCTGATGAGAGCTGTAAGCTATAAAAAGGGCGTTGACGTAAAGGTACGGAACGTTAAGGATATGGCTTTTGAGAGCTTTAAAGAGGATATTTTTGCGGCGCTTTCCGAGGAACAGCCCGAGCTGTATAGGCAGCTCGTAAACTTTATCAATAGCAAAAAAGGTGAAGAAATATGATATATGTAGCAACTTGCGCGCCGGGAAAAGAAGTTGAAACCGTGTTCGCGCTGAAAAAAGCAGGATATACCGCATACGCTCCGAGGGCAGTGCGCAGACGGAGACGCGGCGACAGCACAGATTTTTACGCAGAAATCCTTTTTTGCGGCTACATTTTTATCGAAATGCCGCACGAGCTGCAACCGAACGAATACTACGAGATACGCGCCGTGAAAACTGTTGGGAACTTTTTATCCCGTACAACGTGCCTTTCGGACACCGAAGCCGAGTACATACGCATGATATACGGAAACGGCGAGGCAATCGGAATCAGCAAGGGTCGCATCGAAAACGGACAGCTGAGAATCGAAAGCGGCTGGTGCAAAAAATTTGAAAATCATATCGTGCGCTGGTCGGTAAGACAGCACAAGGCAACTGTAGAGGTTACGCTCTACGGGAAGCCGCACCGGATAATCTGTACGGTGGATATAGAAAAGGCATAGCGGCGGAATTGATGTCGGTGAGTACCTCCCGGTCAAGGTTGCTAAGTTCAAAAAAAGTACTCTGATTTATCAAAATCGGAGTGGCGCAGCGCGCCTATCGAAAATATCGTTTAATTTACCGTTAAAACGCGTTTAAATTTAACGCACGGATAATTTAAGTGAAATTACCCTACAAAAAATAAAACGCTTAAAAACAGCCCTCTCGCGGCTGTTTTTATATTTTCCCAAAAAAGAGCGAGGTGAACGACGTGGGAAGCAGAAAAAATAAGAGCCTGAAAGCGCTGAAATCGGCGGCTGCGGCGTGTGAAAAAAGTTCGGAAAATGGCTTATTAAACGGATTTAAACGAATTTGCAACGCATATATCAGCACCGGAGACGAGCGGCAGCGCGAAAGGGCGCTGAAAAAAATCATACGGCAGGAACAGGGATTAACGGATACGCTGCGGCAGAATGACGAGCTTCTGACGGCTATGGCGGAACGCGCCTTGCTGGAACTCGCCTACGGCTGCACAGTCACCGAGCGGCGAATAAAAACTACCCCGAATGGAAAAAGCGTAGAGGAAATCGTGCGGCAGCTCCCTCCAAACGAGGCGGCGCTCAGCTTTATCCTCACCAACCGCGACGCGGAACGCTACGCGAGAAACCCGCAGGCGAAATCGGGCGACGGGAACGGCTGCATTTCTGAAATCGTGGAGGCGCTGAAAAATGTCAAATAGTCTTACTTTTACGGCTAAGCAGCAGGAGCTGATGAGCTTGCTCAAGCACGGAAAGCTACACCGCTTGAACTTGCTCGAAGGCTCGGTGCGAAGCGGAAAAACGTGGATATCGTTGATTTTGTGGGCAACATGGATTGCCAGCCGCCCGCTGAATCACCTATACATGATGACGGGCAAGTCGCTCCCTACTCTGAAAAGAAACTGCCTTATCCCGCTGCAGGATCTGGTCGGGGAAAACAACTTTTCGTTTTCCCTCACTACGAAAGAGGGGCGGCTCTTCGGGCGGAAAATCGTGTTCGAGGGCGCGAACGACGCGCGAAGCGAAGATAAGATTCGAGGCGTAACGCTCGGCGGAGCTTACGCGGATGAGCTTACACTCTACCCCGAGGGCTTTTTTGCAATGCTGCTCTCCCGTTTATCAGTTTCGGGCGCAAAATTTATCGGAACGACCAACCCCGACCGCCCCGGGCATTGGCTTAAAACTAAATACATGGATAATCCCGACGTAAATATGCTGTGTATTAAGTTTTTGATTGACGATAATACAACACTCGACGCAGAGTATATCGAAGCGATAAAGCGTGAGTATCAGGGAGTTTTTTACGAGAGATTTATTCAGGGCGCGTGGGTAAGCGCAGAGGGGTGCATTTACACGGATTTTGCCAACGACAGCAGTCGATTTATCATCAGCTCTCCTCCTACCGACCTTATATCGGTCGCGATAGGCTTCGACTTCGGCGGCAACGGCTCAGCTCACGCGGGCTGCGCGACAGGCATCACAGCGGGATTTCGCGACGTGGTGACACTTGATGAGTATTACCGCCGTGAAATCATATCGCCCGAAGCGCTGATAAAAGATATCTGCAACTTCATAGAGCGCGTAAAGCGCAGTTATAAGTGTTTCGATATTTACCTCGATTCGGCGGAAACAACGCTAATCAAGGGTGTTAAGATGGCGGTTCAGCGGCGCGGCATTTCGATAAATGTGCATAATGCGCGAAAAGGCGAAATCAACGAGCGCATAAGGCTGTATCAAATGCTGCAGGGCACGGGAAGATACAAGATCATGAGCCATTGCAAGCACACCATAGAGGCATTTTCTACGGCGGTGTGGAAACCAAACTCTGATGATGAGCGGCTTGATGATGGCAGCGTGAATATCGATAATCTCGACGCGCAGGAATACAGCACAGAGAAACACATGAAGCGCCTTATCGAGGCGGGAAGAAGCTATATTTAAGAAAGGCAGGGCGAAAAATGAACATATACAGCGAGATACAGTCGGCTTTTCCCGAGATCGCGATACCGAATATCAGCGATTATTACACGCGGGAGATCGAAGCCGCTAAGCGGGTATATCAGGGTTCGCCGCCGTGGAAGCGGGTACGAAGCGCGGGGTTGAAAAAAAAGACGCGTGATCGCGCGCTCCTTAACGCTGCGAAGGTCGTTTGCGATAAAATGGCGGCTCTTACATATTCCGAGCAGTGCGAGATCACGGCGAGCAAGGCTGAATATCAAAAAATAATCATGGATGTGCTTGATGAAAACGCCTTTCAGAGCAAGTTTCCCGAATGGCTTTCGCGAGCTTATGCCATGGGCGGCGGTATCCTCAAGCTGCGGATCGACTGCGGAGAAATCAAGATCGACTACCTTAATGCGGACGTGTTTTTCCCGACAAAATGGAACAATCGCCGCATATCCGAGGGAATTTTTCGCTCTTCTTACGTCCGCAGCGGCAAATTTTACAGGCTGTATGAGTATCAGCGGATCACGCCGAAAGGCGTTGAGATCCAAAACTCCGCGTGGGAATCCGAGGAAAAAAACAGCCTCGGAACACAGGTCGGCATAAAGAGCCTGTTCCCCGAGTGCGAAGAAAAATGCTGCTTTAGCGGCTTTAAAAAGCCCTTTTTTGTGTATTTTAAGCCCGCGATCGGCAACAACCGCTGTTTCGACACGCCGCTCGGGCTGCCGATCTTCGCGAACAGCTACAACACGCTCGAGGGACTTGACATCATTTACGACAGCTTCCAGCGTGAATATGTCCTCGGCAAAAAGCGCATTATCGTTCCATCGGATTTAGTACGGACGGAATACAACGAGGCGGGCGAAAACGTCAGAATGTTTGACGCAGAAGACGAAGTATATCAAGCGCTGACGTGTGACGAAGCCTCGAAGTTACAGATAATCGACAATACGGTGCAGCTCAGAGTGCAGGAACACGTTGACGGGCTTAACGCTCTGCTCGATATTTTATCGCTGCAAATAGGGCTTTCGGCGGGAAGCCTGAGTTTTAACAGCAAAGAGGGGCTTAAAACGGCGACCGAGGTCGTGGCGGACGAACGCGACACGCAGCGAACCGTCGAAAACAACAAGAACATTGTCGGCGAAGTGATAAAAGACCTCTGCGAGGGCATTATTGCCGCTTGGTGCTGTCTGAACAAAAGGACGCCGCAGGAGTGCGACTATACAATAAATTGGCATGATAACGTGATTTCGGACGACGATACCCGAATAAAGCAAAACATTGAGCTTGTCGGCGCGGGGCTTAGGAGCCGCATATCGGCGATCATGAATATCGACGGCATTTCCGAGGAAGAAGCGACGAGGGAGCTTGAAAAAATTGACGGTGAAGCGGCGAACGGCGGCAGCGTAGACGACTTACTCGGAGGCGGAGCAGATGAATAAGCTACAAGCTCTGGAGCTTAGCACCGGGCTTGCGAACCTTGTCACGGGCATGGAGGAAGAGCTGCTGCGGAACATTGCCGCTTATCTGCTCAGCGGAAAGGCTGAAACGGAATCAGGTAAATGGAAAATACGCAAACTCGCCGAGCTCGGGAAATTGAACAAAAAGAATATCGAAACTATTAAAAGCTATATCCCATTTGAAAAGGATATGGCAGAGCTTACGATAAAGCGCGCGGCTGTGGACGCGTTTGCACACGCAGAATCGGGCTTTAAAAAGTTGGTGATCAACGGGCTGATAAAGGACGCGCCTACCGGGAGCATGGACGCGACCATGCAGAGAACTCTTAAAATGCTCGGCAAACAGGCGGCGACGGATCTCAATCTGGTAAACACCACAATGCAAATCAAGGCTAAGCAAATGGCTAATACGGCGGTACACAAAGCTGCTTCGCTCGCCGAAAATCAGGACTTTCTCGATATGCTGAACCGCGCGGCGGGAAAGACCGTCACGGGTACGGAGAGCATGACGGCGGCAGTGAGCACTTGCTTAAAGGATATGGCGCAGAAAGGTATTCCGGGCTTTGTGGATAAATCCGGTCGGAAATGGACTCCCGAGGCGTATGTAAATATGTGCGTTCACACGACAGCATCAAACACGGCTCATCAGGCTATGTTTGAACGCATGAAGGATTACAAGCAGCGGATAATTGAGGTTTCTTCACATTCGGGGGCGCGTCCGAAATGCGCGAAAGATCAAGGCAAGCTGTACGATCTCGACAACGGAAGCGGCTACGTCGAGGACGTAAACGGCAAAAAAATCCGTTATTATCCGTTCAGTTCCACCTCATACGGCAAGCCCGACGGGCTTTTCGGAATAAACTGCCGCCACAAGATGTATCCGTTCGTGCCGGGCTGCTCCACGCAGACGTATTTCCCTTACGACGAAGAGGAAAACGCGGCGCAGTACAAGAAAGTGCAGAAGCAGCGGGAACTTGAGCGTAAAGTGCGCGCGTCAAAACGCGAGTGCATGATGCTTAAAGACGGAGATCCCGAGGCTTTCCAAAAGGCTTCTGTAAAACTCAAGCACAACACCCAGCAGCTTAAAACCTACTGCTCTAGCAACGATTTGACGTACATGAACGAACGCACCACCGTCATGGGTTATGGCAGGAGCGAGGCGGGAAAGGTTACTGCGGCGTACAACAGGGCGTTGAAGCAGGAGCAGGAAAAGTTGAACAAAATGGTTGACATTTCGGGCGGAAGTGGTATAATAAACTCAGGAGCTGTCAGCGGTGCTCTTAATCCGACAAGTAAGCAAGCAGAACAGCACGCAGTTCGTTACTATGAATCAGTAAGGCACATGAGAACTGACACTATAAAGATTTCCGAATCAACAGGGATATCTAAAGATAAACTGGACAAAATAAAAAGCCATGTGTTTGTAAAAGAACATGAACTCGTAGATGGTAAGCGTCGGTTTGATCCTGATTATGAAATGGCACAGTCATGGCAAAGACTCATAAATGGAGATTACAAAGAACAGGATATTGTTTTGCTAAAACATGAGTATGCCGAACTTCGATACATGGAAAAAGGATTTTCACAGAACGAAGCACATATAAAGGCTTCAAAGAAATACAATTTTGCAAAATACTGTGAATAAAGGAGTGAATATAAGTGGTACGTCTTTTTAATATTTTATTGAGTGATAACGAAATATCATGCGATTACACTCCTGAAACAAGTGACAAAAAAGGTCATATTGTTGTAGATGTTAAATCGTATGAAATAAAGAAAATAGAATTTTCAGATTATGAATATGGCAAAAAGATGTACGCTTCGCGTGTCCGTTCTAAACTTGAGGAGCTGCTAAACAAGAATGAGCCTGTTCCGAAAGAAACCATTTCTATATGGTATTAAAATCAAACCTCATAATGAGTCGGTTTTCTCATTCCAGAAAAAGCGTTTTACGCTTAAAATTTTGATAAATCAGCGTTTTGCACTCGCGTGCAAGGCGCTGTTTTTTAATTACAAAAACAGAAAGGAAAAAACAATCATGAAACTCTTTATCTCACAGCCCATGAAGGACAGAACCGACGAGGAGATCCTCGCCGAAAGAAACGCCGCTATTGAAGCGGCAAAGAAGAAACTCGGAGAGGACGTTGAACCTATCGACTCATTTTTCGGGACAGCGCCGTCTGAAAAGAAACCGCTCTGGTTTCTTGCAAAGTCGATCGAGCTGCTTGCCGAGGCGGACGTGGTGTATTTCTGCAGCGGCTGGGAAAGCGCTCGCGGCTGCAGGATCGAGCATATGTGCGCTGCGGCGTATGGCGTAAAGATCCTGAACGATTAACGCGAAAATGAACATTAAACACGCTTAAAGCAGCACTTAAACGGTGCTGTTTTTATTATGCCAAAAAACAAGGAGGAAAATACAATGGCAGAAGAAATCACCGCTGCAGCACAGCAGCCCGAACCCGCAGCACCGGCAGAGCCGAAGTCCGAACCCGCAGCGCCGGCAGAGCCGAAGCCCGAGCCTACAGCTCCGGTAGAGCCGAAGCCCGAGCCTACAGCTCCGGCAGAGCCGAAGCCCGAGCCTACAGCTCCGGCAGAGCCGAAAGCGGAAAAGCAGGACGGGACGGCGGCTGAGATCTCCGAACTTAAGGGAAAGGTTCACGCGCTGTCGGTCGGCGCGAGATCGGACACGCTCAGCGACTTGCTCACGCTTGCAAACGCAAATGTGAGCGAAAGCAAAACGCTCGATCAGGCGATCGACGAAATTTTGGAAAAATACCCTATGTTCAAGGGCACTGAGCCGCGAACGATCACCACCTCGATCGGCACGAAGAACGACGCGCCGACGGAGCAGTCCGACGCGTACATCAACCGAATAATGGGCATTAAGTAAAAGAAAGGCAGGAAACAACAATGGCAAACACTATTTCAAGATTTAAGAACTATATCGCTAAGCTCGATACGGTATATCAGCAGAGCGCGACAACAGCCGTGCTTGAATCCGATCCCGAAACCGTGAAGATGGGCAATAAGGCGGGCGAATTCCTTATCCCCAAGATGAGCATGGACGGGCTTGCGGACTACTCGCGAAGCGACGGATACGCAACAGGCGGCGTAACGATCGACTACGAAACAAAGGCTTGTAACTACGACAGAGGACGCAGACTGAGCGTTGACGCTATGGATAACGAGGAAACGGCGGGTATCGCGTTCGGCAAGCTCGCAAGCGAGTTTATCCGCACAAAGGTCGTTCCCGAAATGGACGCGTTCCGTTTTGCGACTTACGCGGGTGTAAAGGGGATTTTCAGCGCTTCCGCAGCACTTGCAACGGGTGTTTCCGTTCTCGAAGCGCTTCAGACGGCAGTCAGCGCGCAGGACGAAGCTGAGGTCGGCATGACGGGCAAGATACTCTTTGTAACACCTACCCTGCTTACCCTCGCAAAGAACGTCGATACGACTAAATCAAAGGCGATCCTCGATCGTTTCGACAAGGTCGTGACTGTTCCGCAGCCGCGCTTCTATACCGCGATCACGCTCCTCGGCGGCAGAAAGGACGACGAACTGGCGGGCGGATTTAAGCCGCTTACCGCAAGTTACAGCCTCACCACCGATACAGAGATCACTGCGGGAAAGACGTATTATACAAAATCCGACAACGTGTATACGAAGGTCGAATCGCCCGTAAAGGCTTCCCTTTCGACATATTACGAAAAGTCTGCGGGTGCGCACAAGCTGAACTTCATGATCGTCAACCGTGACGCGGTAATTCAGTTCGGTAAGCACACGGTAAACAAGGTGATCTCGCCTGAAGAGAATCAGACCGACGACTCGTATATGTTCTTCTACCGCGCATACGGCATCACGGAAACTTACGAAAACAAGGTCAAGGGCATATATATGCACTACGATCCGACCGAGCTGTGAGGTGCGCTATGAGAATTGTTGGATTTATTCCCGCCGAAACTGTTTCGGCGGGAATTTTTGAACCGCCTCCCGAAATGGCAAAACCCGAAGCTCCGCCCGAAGAGCCGAAAAAGCCTTCACGGCGCGGCAAAAAGAAGAGCGAGGAAAGCGAAAATGCTGATAACAGTGCAGGAATACTTGAAACATAATCCCGATCCGGGAACAGAGTCGGAAGCGGAAGTCGTTTCCGTGCTCGAAATATCCGAACAGGTGATCTTTAGTCACACAATGGGCAGAAGCGGCAATTACGACAGCTATCCCGCCAACGTTCAGGAGCGTATTCGCAAGGCTGTATGCTATCAGGCGGACTACATTTTCGCGAACGGCGGCAGGAGCTTTATCGACGGCACAATCCCCGAAAGCGCGACAGTAGGCAGTTTCAGCTATTCACTCGGAGGCTCGGAAAAATCCGGCAGCGCTGCCGAGATCGCGCTGTGCAACGTGTCGCTGACGTACTTACTCCCCACCGGACTGATGTACAGAGGTGATGTCGGTGTTTGTTAGAAAGATCCCCAAGCGTTTTCTCATTCACAGCGTAACGCTGCTTGAAGCGGAAGTCAGCGAGGGCGCGTTCGGCGGCAGAACCTTAAGGACAAAGCAGACGATCCGAAATGTTCGGATAATCAGCCCGAACAGGAAAATAACGGTATCGCGTGACAACGAGGACTGTACCGTTTCGGCGGTGATGCTTCATCAGCCGGGTATAAGCACTCCAACAGCCTTCGAGCTCGGCGAGTTCGTGCGTTGGCAAAGCCGCGATTACGAGATCGTGGCTATCGACGAGCAGTACGAGGCTGATAAGCTGCATCACACGGAGGTGAGCTTATGCCTGTAAAAGCGACTATCACGTTTAATAAGTCGGAAATCGCCGCAAAGGTGATGGGCGCATCGGCGAAAGCGGCTGAAAGCGTGGCAATGGAAATACTTGCGGACAGCAACTTTTACGCGCCTGTTCGCTACGGTATACTTACCGGAAATCCAATTGCGGGCGCGCCTGCAACTGATTTTTCCGATAAATACCCGAGGGTTGATTGCTTTCCCGAAGAGGGGCGAGCCGTTATTTCGTGGAATGTTCCCTACGCGCATAAAATGTACGAGGGCAAAACCAAGAGCGGCAAGTCTATAAGGTATAGCAAAGATTCCAATCCCAACGCACAGTCCAAATGGTTTGAGAAAGCCAAAAGTCTGAAACTCGCCGACTGGCGCAAATTTTTTGAAAAGATGCTCAAGCAGGATATGGAGGGCAGTAATGGCTGACACAAAACTTGTAGCGGCAATAAACGCCGTGACTAAGCTGCTTTCCGAAAAAGCAAATGTGAGAATTACCCCGCCGCCGCTGACAAAGGACGGCGGGGTCGTGATTTATCCGGAAGGCGGCGGGATGGAGTCGATCACGCTCAGCAGAACTCACGCCCGCTGTTTTGCGAACGTAACGATCGCGTGCAAGGCGAGTACGGCGGAGACGGCGTTCGAGAACGCGGCGCGGCTCAGCGAATGCGTTTCACAGCCCGATTTTGCGCATTTCCGCGCGGATAATGCGGTGCAGATCCTCGGCGTTAAGGTGCTCAGCTCGCCGCGCCTTGTTTCGCGGACGGACGACTGGATATATGCTATTCAGCTCCGCATCAACTACTTTTACTAAGGAGAATTATCATGGCAGACAACACAACTATCGAAAACAGAATGGCGAACCTTGAACTTAATAACGAGATCAAGGTCGAAATTGACACAACCCCTACAGCTCAGTCGCCGACATGGGCGGACATGGGAAATGCGTTCAAAAATGTTTCTTCGGCAATGAATGAAGTCGTGTATTCGGCAACATACCTGTCGGATAAGGGCTTCGGAAGCTCTGCCGTTGTTGGCGCAGCGCCTACCCTTTCCCTCACAGGCGACTTCATCAAAGGCGACGCGGTATGCGACTACTTCGACGATATCCAGTACGAAATCGGATCGAAGCGCTGCACAAAAATCAGAATGACGAGAAACGGACACGTCGTGACTTGCGGCGTAACGCTTACGGCGCTCGCTCTTACGGGCGGCGAATCGACAGCGCCGAACGGCGTGTCGGTGACGATCGCTTTCAACGGCAAGCCTACGAGAGCGGAAGCGACGGAAAGCGGATCTTAGACTAATCCCGACGCGTCAGCGGGCGAGGATAATCCCGACGCGGACGCTTCGGAACAGGAAGAGGACGCAACAGTATAGCGAGGGGGCAAAACGCCCCCTCATTTTTATAAGGAGATGAAAAAATGGCGTTTCAGCTTAGAAAAAATAATTTTGCCGACACACTGGAACTTGTCGGCTCGGACGGTAAAATTGAAAAGATACTTACTTTTGAAATTCACGTTGACGTGATTTCTCCGGAAGTGCGCCGCAGACATATTGCAGTTATCGACGCGGAAAAAGCCCTTAAAAAGTGCGATAAAAAGGATTTTACTGCCGTTTATTCAATGTTTTCCGCCGCAGTCAAAGAGCTTCTCAGCCTTTGTTTCGGCGAGGAAAACACAAACGAAATCATCAAATTTTACAACAACGACTTTATAGATATCTCAGTTGCAATCGTGCCCTATATCTACACCGTTGTGATACCGCGAACGACTGAGGCGCTTATTCGCAAACGTCGGAACTTCAAAGATATGTACAAAAATAAAAGGAAAGGAAACTAACATGAAGCTGTACGAACCGCATCAGACCAGCGTTGAGGTAAATGGTAAAAAATATATGCTCGAACCGACTTTTGACCGGGTGGTGCGGTTCTTAGAGCTTTGTGAAAATCCCGATTTAAACGATGAAGATATAACGGAAATCGCCTATGCATGGCTTGTAAAAAGCCCACAGAACGCAGATTTCCCCACCAAAAAGGCAGTTCTCGAAAAGATAAAAAATGAAATAATCAGTCCGCCGAAGCGGCACATTCTGAACGGCGACGCGCCCAAAAAGTGTGTTGATTATAGCTTCGACGCGGCGGATATATATGCTTCCTTTATGCTCGATTACAACATTGATTTAATTGAGCAAATAGGGAAAATGCACTGGAGCAAGTTTATTGCGCTGTTCGACGGGCTTAGTCCTGAAACGCCGATAAAGCGGATCATGCATATCCGTGCGGAAAAAATCCCGCAGCTCAATCCGAATCACAGCAACATCAAGCAGATACAGCGGCTGGCAGAACTTAAAGCGCTGTATGCGCTGCCGGAAAAACAAAATCCGCAGGAAACAAGCAAGGCATGGAACAACTTATTTGATACACTTTACAGACAGGCGGGTGATGAAAATGGCTGATAACACCAGCGTTGAAATAGAACTGCGCGTTGAGAGCGGAGGGCTACAATCCGATTTAAACAGCGCAGAAACGGCGATAAAACGCTCCACCGAGCGCATTGTAAATACGCAGGAAGCGGCAACGGAAGCGATCGAAGAAACGGCAGCGAGCGTAGTTGAAGCCCATGAAGAAGCCGCCGACGCGGCGGAAAACACCGCCGACAAGGTGACCGAAAGCACTAAGGCGGTGCGCACCGAAACCGACAAGCTCGGTGAGAGCCAGCGGAAAAACTCCGAAAATGCAGAAAAAGCCCGCAAGCAGTATAAGAGCCTCAACGAGGAGCTGGAAGAAGTCGGGAAGCTGCTGGAAAAGGACGCGAAAAACTCCGAGCTTTTGACGCAGAAGAAAAAACTGCTGAGCAAAGCCGTCGCGGATACGTCGGACCATTTGCACGAGCTTAAAGCACGGCAGACGGAAGTTTCCCGCGCCTACTCTGCGGGAGAGCTTCCCGAAGAGGAATACCGCGATTTTCAGCGGGAGATAATCGCCACCGAACAGGCGCTGGCGAGCTATCAGGAACAGCTCGAGGACGTTGGAAAAACGCACGTTGACGCGGCTGAAACGATTGGCACTTTTAAAGATGAATTTGCGAAAAACGCGAAAACTCTAGCGGTGATCGGCGGAACTATCACGGCGGGCGTGACGGCGATTGGCACGAAAGCGATAACCGTCGCGGACGGTGTTGATAAATCCGCGAAAAAAATAGCCTCGGCTACAGGCGAGGGTGCGGCAAGCGTGGAGAAGTTCGAGGACGTTGTGAAAAATGTCTACGGAGATAACTTCGGCGACAGCTTCGAGGGTATCGCGGACGACGTTTCCAAAATCACGCAAAACCTCGGCAAGATGAACGAGCAGCAGCTCACGGACGTTACGGAACGTGCCTACACACTCCGCGACGCGTTCGACTTCGGCGTTGATGAAAGCTCCCGCGCCGCAAAGGCAATGGCGCAGAACTTCGGTATCAGCATTGAGCAAGCATACGACTACATGGCAAAGGGCGCGCAGGACGGGCTGAACTATTCGGGCGAGCTGCTCGATAATATCAGCGAGTATTCCGTGCAATTCGCGAAGCTCGGGCTGAGCGCCGACGATATGTTCAACATTTTCAAGGACGGCGCGGAGAACGGAGCGTGGAACCTCGATAAAATCGGCGACGCGGTGAAAGAAGTCGCTATCCGAATGGTGGACGGCTCACAGACCACGAAAGAGGGCTTTGAAGCTCTCGGCATGGACGCGGAAGCGACTGCCGCAAAAATCGCACAGGGCGGTGACGTAGCGCGCGAAACCTTTAAACAGGTTATGGCGGCGATCGCGGCAATGGACGACCCCGTTGCGCAGAATCAGGCGGGCGTAAATCTCCTCGGAATAATGTGGGAGGATCTCGGCGCGACTGCCGTTGAAGCGCTTGCAGGAATCACCGACGAAGCGTATGACTGCTCGGGTGCATTGGACGAAATAAAAGAGCTTAATTACGACAGCCTCGGCAACTCTCTCGAAACGCTCGGGCGGCAGATTGAGCTTGCGCTTGAACCGCTCGGCGAGGAGCTGATACCGCTCATCACAGATTTAGTCGAGGATATCGGCAAGGATCTAAAGGCGGAGCTGCCGGAGCTTGTGAACGAGATCAGCGGCTTGTTTGAGACTATCGTTAATGGTGTAAAAATTCTTTGGAATCTTCGGGACGCGGTCGCTGCGGGCGTTGTGGCTTTCGGCTCGTTTAAGGCGGCGTGCGCGATTGGCAATATTATCAATGCGACGGTAACGGCGGTAAAATCATTTACCACGGCAACAAAAACGGCGGAAACTGCACAGGCGGCATTTAATGCGGTCGGCGCGGCTAATCCGTATGTGCTGCTCGCTTCTGTAATCGCGGGCGTAGTAGGTGCGGTAGTTACATTTATTTCAACGGCAGAAACGGCGGCTGAACGCATGGAGCGAATGAACGAGGAAGCCGAGCAGTTGATTCAGACTTCTGAAGAATATCAAAAGAAATCCGAGGGACTGAAAGACGTTGCTGAGCGGTATCAGGAAATCAAAAGCAGTACCGAAAATGCTCATGAAAAGGGCGTTAAGCTGAAAGAGCTGCAGGACGAACTTATCGAACAGTACGGCGCACAGGCGGAGGGAATCGACCTTGTAAACGGCGAATACGCCGAACAGCTCGGGCTTATCGACAGCCTTATCAATAAAAATAAGGAACTGGCAGTTGCGAACGCTCAGAGCGCGTTGGCTACGGCGGAAGAGGCGGAAAAGGAGCTTACGAGTGTTGTAAAATACGACGGCGGGGGACGCGACCCAATTTCAAAGCAAATAGCCGAATATGTTCTCAAGCTCGACAGCTTTGACAATTTTAATACATGGACTGGCGAATATATGCTCGGCGGTACTTACGATGAACGCGCGACTGACCTCGAAAAATTATATAAGTACATGATAAACGATCTTGGATTATCTGAGACGGATTCGCGAGTAAAAGATGTGCTAAAATTGTGGAACACTATGACTAAAAACGCGGACGAAAAAAAGAAGCTGGAACAGCGCGTCGAGAATATCACGAAAGAGCCTGAACCCGAGCCGTATGTTTCCTCAGTTGCGACCGAAGAGGAACGCAAGGCGAAAGCGCGGCAGAGTCAAAGCAGCGAAACAAGCAGCACAACGTCGGGCAGCGGAACGGAAAACTCTGATGAGTTTTCGGCGGCGAGAGAAATTCTTGACTGGCAGCGCAAAACGGGGCAGATATCCGATGCCGAGTATTACAATCAGCTCGAAGCGCTGAAAAATCAGCACCTCGCCGAGGGCAGCAGCAAGTGGATGAGCGTTGACGCGGAGATTTATCAAGGGCGCAATCAGAAAACCACGACTACTGCCGCCGCGAAAACGGCGGCTCTCCCCACGGAATACACCGAGGGGAAGAAAAATCTGAAGCACCAACTGACAATGGACGAAATTTCCCGCGCGGATTACTACAAACAGATGTACGGGCTTATGGGGCAGTACGGCATTACTGAGGGCAGCGACGAGTATCGGGCGCTGCAGGAAGAGGAATATACCTACAATAAGTCACAGCAGGAAAAGGAAAGCACGTCTGCGGAGAAAAGCAAATCGACCTCAAGCAGCGACAAAAAAGGCACGACAATCAGCATTGACAGCTATATCCCGACCATGTGGGACGACGCGGAAACGACGAAGCGAAAGCTGAAAGCCGCAGTCGGGCTTGAGCTTGCGGGCAACAGCACGACGGCTCATGTGGCGGGCGGGGAAATCGGCGCGGGGCTGGAAGCTCTGACCGCCGCGCAGCCCTCGGGAACAAGCGCGGAAGCTGCAGCCGCTCAGACGGCTGAGGCAACGCTTAACGACGTTGTGAAGCTGCTGAAAGAGCTGCGGGACAGCGACACGAAGCGCAAGATCTCCCTCGACGTTGATATGTACGCGCGCGACCTTGCGATCGGCACAGTCGCAATCGAAGACATAAACGATATTGCAAAAATGTCGGGAAAATCCCCGTTTGAATTTACAGGAGGCTAAAATGGCACTTACAATCGGCGGACTGGCGGTAGATGAATACATTTTGCCGCCGAAAATAATTGACGCGCACCGTGCGCGAAGCGTGACCTATGCAATCAACGGCACGGCGCACGAGGACAGGCTCGGAAACCGCAAGATAAAGCTGCAGCTCACCTTTGCGCTGCTCCCCGCGAACGTTCACGAGACATTGCGCACAATCACCAACAACAAGACCATATCCGTCAGCGGGTCGGTCGGTTCGCGGAGCATTTCAGGAACATTTCGCATGGTGGAGGACGAGCTTCCCGCGCCGATTTTATACGTCGGCACGGACAATAAATATTACTGCAACGCGTTCGCGATAACGCTTGAGGAGGTGTGATATGAGGACTGTTGACAGCACCTACAAAAACGGTGCAAAGCAAAAAATCCGCGATGTGGCGGTAAAAATCGAGACAAATGCAGCGGAAGCAAAAACGATAACCGCCGACAAGATTATCAGCACGACCATACAGCGCAGCCTTACAGACGGCTCATTTACGATCGGAAACACGCCGTCCGACCGTCTTAACGCGGTGGTTATCGACACCGACAAACTTCCCAAAAAGACGCGTGTGACGATTTCGGCGGCGTTCGACAGCAGCGCCTACGAGCGCATCGGGCGATTTTACGTTGACAAATGCACCCGTAACGGGCAGAATGTGACAATTACAGCATTCGACGCGCTTTCTCTCACCGAAACGGAAGTGAAATTCGGCGGAAAAGCGTCGAAGAACCTCGAAAAACTCGAATTTCCCTGCACAATGCAGCAGATGCTTGATTATATCGTCACTCTTAAAGGCATGACGTGCGAGTTTGAGTGCCAGCCGTTCATGGTGGCGAAAAAGCCGATGAAAAGTGAAACGGAGTACTACACGGCGCGGGAACTCTTCGGATTTATCGCCGGGTGTCACGGCTGCAACGCAAAAATGGACTACGACGGCAAGCTGACTTTTCGCGAATTCGGCAAAGTCGCGGCGGAGTTTACCGCCGACAACGTGCTTGATATGTCGGTAGACGATTTTGAGCCGTTTACGGTAAAGGGTGTGCTTTTCACGGTGGGTGACGACAGCATTTATATTGACGATACGCCCGGGTCGGAGTACGACGCGGAGGCGGACGGCATTGTACAAACAAACAACCCGCTTGCGACGGTCGAGGTTGCTGAGTATGTGTGGAACAAAATCGGCAATTTGAGCTATTACGGCGGCAGTATCAAGATACGCGGCGAGGGTATCCTCGAGCCGGGCGACGTCGTGACTGTGAAAAATCTGAAATACCCGACCGACACGACGGAGTACCCCGTGCTGATCACCGACATATCATACAGCATAACGCGGGACGGCGGATTTATCGAAACGCTCAGCTCGGCGGTGAGCAAGAAAAGCAGCTCTAACGGTGGGGGCGCAAGCAATGCGGGGAAAAGCGGGTCGGAGATCCTCGGACAAATAAAATTTACTGCAGGTAATGCGTATTACGGCGGCGAGGAGTACACATTGCAGCGCGGCAATAATCACCGCATTATAGCAGTGAGTAAAGGTGATAAGTGCTCAATAATTGATACTCCTTTTGATGCTGCCGAGTCAACTGCCGAAGTTGCTGCCGCAACAGCAATATTAAAAGGGCTTGACGGCAAGGCAACCGCCGAAGCAACGTTTAATGTCGCACAGGGTGAGAGCATATGGTTGTTTTTTACGCTAGACAGCACCGAAGACGCAGTTGTTGACTGGGGTGACGGAACGACGGAAGCTATCACAAATTACAGCGTATATCACACGTACACTGTATCGGGTACGGTGACTCAAAAAGTCACCGCTCCGAAAGCGACAAAAGCAACCATCAGAGGTGAATCACGTGAAAACGTACTGTATATTGGCGGCGAAATCACACAGGTATCAGGCATGCATAGCTATACGAAAATGGTGATATGGGGCAACAAAATACAGCAGTTTTCAAAGGGCGGTTGGGGCTCTAGCATAAAGTATAAATGTGATATGGCGTTCCCGCCAGGGGCTGCGTCGCTTTACGGTTCGTGGGGAAACAACGTGAACTACTGCTACATTCCCGCCGCCTGCACAACGCTTTCGGGTATGCAGTCGGATTCTTTTGAGAACATTGAAATCGAATCTAGCGGCGGCGAGCTGACACCTAGCGGCTACTCCTTGTTTGGCAGTGGTGGAAATTACATGGGGAGAGCGATGAATTCTATCTCGCTTCCCGCAAGAGTAAAAATCTCCGATAAAGGTTACCTAGAGCTCGCCAGCGGACGCGCCCTGAGATACATGCGGTTTGAGAGTGGACACACGACGATTCCGAGCAGTTTTATGTACTCAGCAAACAAAAGCTATGACACAAATGTATACTCAAAAATGTATGTGTATATCCCGAAAACGGTAATGAGCATAGGCAACAGCGCGTTTGCCTCGCCTGTGCATTTTGTATACGAGGGGACTTATGCCGAATGGGGCGCGATTACTAAAAGCGACGGATTTGTGACAAACGGCGGAACGTTTGAATTATCATGCAAAAACGCGCCTACTGATGGCGGAATGCGATACGAAAATTTTGAAAGCGATATAAAAAACGTGGGCACAAAATCGGAAATTAACGCGGGCGCTGGTATCGAAATTGATATCAATTCAAATACCGTAAGTGTGGCGCTTGATGATAACGGTGGGCTGTCGTTCGCGAACGGAAAGCTGAGAGCACAAGCGGCTAGCAATGATATTTTAGGCATGGTAAAGCAAGGTAGCGCAGATTTATCTATAATCGGCGGCTTTTTGAGCTTTTTAGGAATTAAAAGCGGGCATTTTTCAAGTGCCGATGTAGCTGATAGAACCTATTCTGCAAATTTGGATAGTGGATTTAGAATAAAAAGCACCGATGTGCTTGTAGCCCTATGGGAAAGGTGGGGTAGTAGTGTTACTTGGCATGGAATTTCCGTGTTCCCATTTTTTGGTTACTCAACCAGCTTTCCGCGGAAAATGTGGACATTGAAAGATGACCAAACTATAACTTGCCCTATTGAAAATATGCGCATTAGTACTGATGATGGTGTAAAAGTTAATTTTTATATGATATCAAAGTCCGAAGTATTGCCCTATGGATACATGGTGAACTGGTTCATTATCAAAAAAATCTCGGATATGTAAAGGAGGCAATCACATGGTACAAGTCGACGAAGACGGCAATATCACCGTCACACGCGGGGATACGCTTAACGTTCCTGTACTGCCGTACACCGACGACACCCGAAGCGATATTTATCATCTTGCCGAGGGAGAGAAATTCCGCTTCCGACTCCGCGCGTTCGGCGACGGCGAATCGGTATACGAAGATTTTATCACGGCTCAAGCGGAGGACGGCAGTTTTACACTCGCCCTCTCCGCCGCGCAGACTGCGGAGCTGCTCAATTACGCATATATATTCGATTTGGCGCTCATCAGCGCGGACGGTGCGGAGCAGTATACCTTTTTCGGCGGCGAAGAAGCCAAGAAAACGTTAAGGGTGGTGTAGTCGGTGATAAACGCGGTAATAAAGACGGGCGGTGGAATCTCCGCCGCCATAGGCAAAGGCGGCGGTGGCTACCCTATCTATTCGGGAGAATACGAGGTCGTCCCGACGTTTGATGAGCAGCAGCTTGAAACAGCAAACAAGCTGCTGAAAGATGATATAAAAGTCAAGGCAATTCCCCGCTACGACGTGGCGAACGAAGCTGGCGGGACAACAGTATACATTGCGACAAAAACACAGGAGGTACATAAATCATGAGCAACAGCAAGATAATCGTAGACGGCGAGGTACTTATCGACCTCACCGCCGATACCGTGTCGGCGGACAAACTTTCCAGCGGAATTACAGCGCACGACAAGGCAGGAAACGCAATAACCGGCACTAACACATTTGACGTAGACAGCTCGGAGTGCACGGCGGTAGCTGCGGAAATTCTCGCGGGAAAAACTGCAGCCGTGAACGGACAGACGCTGACGGGATCAATGCCAAACAACGCGGCAATTTCTGAGACTATTTCGGGCGTTGACGACGTTGTATCCGTGCCCATCGGCTTTCACGACGGCTCGGGAACTGTGCAGATTGCTGCCGCTGAAAAAGCAAAGATAATTCCCGAAAACATCAAGCAAGGTGTGGAGCTGCTTGGTGTGACGGGCGCGCACTCAGGCGCTGAAGAGGTGAATGTGCAGTCCAAAACGGCAACGCCAACCTTTGCGGAGCAGACGATACTTCCCGACAGCGGCTACGACTACCTTTCGCAGGTGACGATCTCCGCCATTCCTGTAACGCGCGTGCAGAACGCAGCGGGTGGTATCACGGTAACAATCGGAGGCTAATATGGCGGTAAACGAGGTAATTCTGAACGGCGAAACGGTGCTTTCCCTCGTAGGTGATACCGTGTCGACGGATAATCTACTTGAAGGCGCAACCGCACACGACGCGGCGGGAAATCCAATCGAGGGGGCGGCAAAAGTCCCAACAAAAACCAGTGAGCTCACCAACGACAGCGGCTTCGTCGCGAGAAAGTCGGGCGTGCCGTACAACGTCAAAGCGCTCCCGCAAAACGGTGCTATCCTACTCACATGGGACGCGGTTTCAGGCGCGAACAAGTATCGAATACAGCGACAAATCGGCGCGACGTGGACAACCCTAACGACGGCGGAAACTACAAATTACTTAAACACCGGACTTACAAATGGAACAGTTTATACATACCGTGTGCTTGCAAGTACGGACGGCGGTACGACGTGGGGTGGTGTATCAGATTCCACATCGGCAACGCCGCTGGTAAATCTGCTGAATAGCGGAACAGCCGCCGCGAGTACCTCTAATTGTCCTACAGGGTGCTGGTATGGGCAGTACAGTTAGGGGGCGACAACGTGATAAACACAAATATAGGCGGCACGGTAAAAACGCTGACAAAAATATCGTCGCAGCCCATTGCGGGAACGATTAAGGATTTTTCGACGATCCACGCAAATGTCGGCGGTACGCTAAAAAAGTTGTTCCCCGACGAAAAGCCCGCGTATATGTTTCAGATCTCCGACACAAACGGCGGTGGTATAGCGGGAAACACCAGGTCGGCAACAACGCTGTCCGACTGGCAGACGGCGGAAATAGGATATAGATATCATTACGCCAATACCGTCAGCGCAACAGGTTCTTCGGGCGTGCCAAATATACGTTTTAATTCTCAAACGGCGACATTTTACGTCAAAGAAAACTGCAGCTTGAAAATCACAACGCTGAATAATGCATCTGTGCAGATCAACGGCGAAGAGAAGTCTGTCGGTTCGTACAATGTATCGACTACCGATAAGATTTATTTTTACTTTAGCATTGCAGCTACGTCTTCTGGCGCGGAAGTGAGCATATCGGGCGAGATTGATTTTGAATTGATATCATGATATCGGAAAGGAATAAAAATGACCTCTAAAATAGTATTTAAAGATGGTACTGCGCTTGATACATTAGCGGTATACAGCAGCAAAGAAATCATAGAAAATGCATATCGGGAAAAATTTGAAATACGCTTTCCTGAAACGGTGACGATCGAACAGATTAACGCGGCGGCGACCGACGAAAACCTCGCAGAAATCACGTTGAAAGAATTCGCTGCAACCGGCGAGGAGACGGGCTCGTACACCTATCAAAACTTTACAATGGTGCGCGGCATCGGCTTTGCGATTACCGACAGCGGCACACGATACAACGTGCTTACTCTTGCACAGCTTTCTGCGCTTGAAATCGCACAGCGCGAACAGGCGGCAGCGCTTGCGGCGCTGCAGGAAAAAATCAAGGGGCTGCTGATTGAATGAGAATAATTTTTGAGCGCCGCCGAAAACGGCGTAAAAAAGGCGAATTTTCTAAGCGCTGGCTTGCGGCGTGTATCATCATCAGCGTGCTGTTTACGGCGGGCAGTTATGTACTGTCCGCGTTCGATAAACAGCCGTTGGAAACGCTTTCTGCGACGATCATCGAAGCGTTGTGGGGAACTTCTGGCGTATCCTTTATCGGATATGCCATACAAAATAGCGTGCGGGCGTTTACGTCCGCGAAATTTGGACTTTATGAAAAATTAAAGGAGGATAACGAGGATGAAAGTTGAAACTATAATCGCGTACATACTTGCTGCATTGCCGCTTGCGGCGATAGCTACATATTTAATCATTAATCAGCGTGCAAAGGTGCGCGAATGGTTGATATGGGCAGTCACACGCGCGGAGAAAGAACTCGGCGGCGGGACAGGGCAGTTGAAGCTGCGACAGGTGTACGATTGGTTCGTTACA